AGTTGGTTCTGGAGTTGGTTCTGGAGCTGGTTCTGGTTCTGTATTAAATCTTAGACGTCGTCTACCCATATTTATAACAATCTTATATTTTTTTTACATAAATAAATCGCATAATTTAATATCTTCTTGTATAAAACTTAAGATGTTTTCGATAAATCTTAGACTTGTTGGGTAAATATATTCTTTAGACTCTGATACTAAATCTAGGAGTCCGCCTTTTAGACTTACGTTAACTATACAATCTTTTGTATATTCATTCTTAATTTTATCTGCACACGACCCATTAATTTTTGCAAATAATACTTCGTTCTTAAAATTTGAATTATAAAGTTCAACCGAGTCTTCGGTGTTTTTAAGTTTAAGACAGAAATTTACATTTTCTGGGTTTCTCCATTTGTAACAATGAACAAACTTTGTAAGAAAACAATTATATTCTGGAATTATGTAAATCTCTTCGGTTTCGTCTAGTTCTTGATTATAAAAACGAATGGTAATGTCTAAATCTTGAAAATCATTTGAAATTTCTAACACCTTGTTATATCTAGTTGTAAAGTTATAAATAGTTAATTTAATACCCTTATAACAAAAAACATCACAAATTTTAATTTTTTCGTTTTCATAAAAAACTTCTAGAATAGTATCTTCGTAACAAGATTCATCACAGTTAATATTAGTTTCTATTAAGTCTCCGTTTTTAAATAAAATGTATTGTTTGTTTTCGTTATTTTCATTCTTATAAAGTATAAAAATACCATGTTTAGAATTAAAATTGTTTACTAAAAAATTATATCCAGATTTAATTTTATGAATATTGTCTCTTTTAATAAAATTTATATTTGAAATTGGAAATACAAAATCTGTATAATTACACCTTAATTTATTATTTATATAAAACTGAACTTGTTTTTTAACTTTTTCATCTGTAATTAGCAAGCTCATTATTATAAAAGAATATATCAAGACTCTTTAAATAAATTTAAAGATTGTCTTTATAATTAAAATTAATGGATTTTTCAGAAAAAGAAAAAACACTTATAAACTATCTGCTTTTATTTTATAAGAATAAATTAAGATTCTTAGAAGATATTCTAAAACAAAAAACTCCTCTTAGTCTTAGATTAATAGATTGGTTAGTTACAAATTATTCAAAGAAGTATAACATTATATATAGTCTTCAAAAAGATCAAGAAATAAGATATTTTAACATTTATCTTGATTACAAAAATCAATTAAAAGCTTATTCTAAAAGATTTTTTGATCCATTTTGTAGACAAAAAAGACTCATGATTAATGTTAATACATTATCTTGGAAAGTATACGACGAAAAAAGTGAAAATTCAAATTATATAATTACAACAGTTGGACAGTTAAATTTTTTTAAATGGTTTATAGAAAATAAGATACATGAATATGCGCTTAACAATATTAAATTGATAGACTTAGATATGACAAATACTATGAATAGTAAAAATAAAGAACGCAGAACTGTTCTTTCTCCATCTGCTGTAAAAGGTATATATACAACATCTCGAAGTATTACAATTAAATTCAAAATGTAAAAAATATATAAAGTAGTGAAATATATAGATTTATAATGGATAATAAAAATCCTCTTATAAGATGGCTATATTCTTGTGATAAAATAGTAAAGACTAGTGACAGAAAAGTTACACATTTTATGCTTGACGGAGGAAAAATTGATCTAACAGAAGACTATGAAATTTTTCAGCAGATATATACAAAAAACATAATAGAAAAAAATTGTATAGTAGAGCTTAAAACTGATATATTTAAACTTTTCATAGATTTTGATGTTTTGACTAGTGAAGATTTTGATATGTCTAAATATATTAAAACCATTCAAGATACCATTAATCATATATATGGCGTCGAATCAATGTGTATAATAACAAATGCAAACAGAGACAAAAATATTAAAAGAGACTCTTTAGAATATATTAAAAAGGGTTATCATTTTCATTGGCCAGAAATCCTTGTTAATAAGGAAATTGCTAACAGAATCAGAAGCACGATAATTGTTAGATTTACAACTATTTTTGGTAAGATACCAGAATTTTATGAAAACTGGGAAAAAATAATAGATAAATCTGTTTATGAACACAATGGTTTAAGACTTCTAGGTGCAGATAAATGTAGTATATCAGATGGTAAAAAAAAATATGAAGATAGAGTTTATGTAATTCATTCTGTTTATTCTGGAAACGAATACTCAGACGAATTAACAAAAATGTATAAAGAAAAATCTTTAAAAGCATTAAAAGATACATCTATTAGATCTCGTGAGACAGAAATAACAAAATGCATTGTTTTGCCAGAGTATACGTCAGAAGACGAATACACAAATGAATCATCTGGTTTTGATATAATAGAAAAAGATACAAATGTAGAAAGGGCTATAAGAAGATTTTTTGTAAATTATGCATGTGGGTATCGTCTTGAAGATTTACGCAAGATAATTAAAATAAAAGACAAGGAAATTTACATTATAGAATCAAAGTCTAAATACTGTCAAAATATTGATGATTATCACAGTAACAATCATATATTCTTTAAAATAACTCCGTTTGGTTTTTGCCAAAGATGTAGATCTGAAAGAATGGGAAACTTCGGATGTTGTAGGGATTATTCATCAAAAGTTGTACCCATTTCTATGACACTAAAAAGCGCGCTTGGGTGGAAAACACCAAAATCAAATATTAAACTTGAAATAAAAGATTTTAGTATTATTAGCATGCTAGAAAAAATAGAAGGAAATTTAATCGGTAAACCAAATTTTGCTGGACCATCTAAGAAAGATAAGAAAAAGTCAACAATGTAATACTAAAAAGTATTACATTTCCTATTAGACTTAGTCTACCAGACGAGTTCAAAAAATCAAAAGTATTGATAAGTATATTAACAAATAACTCAGATTGAAATATTAGATATACTAATAGTGTCACTATAAACGCTTTGATATTATTAATATTATCTAAAACTTCAAATAAGTTCTTGGAAGTAGAATTTTCTGATTCTAAAGAAGGTTTCGTATATTCATCTATTTTAACACTAGGTTTTTCAATAGGATCGTTTTCTTTCATAAGATCACTAACTTTACATTCAAAATGGCTCATTATTTTTAAACATTTATTTAAAAATATATTTTTAAACGTTCAAAAAAAAATATATTTATAGTGTTAAAGTATAAATGCCAATTGGAGCCACATTACCATTTGTTACATACAAGGATACTGGTATTCAATCTGTAACTTCTACTATAACTCCTATTGAAGACGAAAACGTGGTTTCTAGTTTTTTAAGTATGCCCTCTAGAACTTATTTACACGGATGTAATGATGTTGTTATAGAAGGCGAAATCGACATTGGAACAAACACTAAACTAAGTCAATTAACAGGGTATCAAACATTCAGAATCCCCGATGATGCAGATGCTATATCAAAGGTGTCCTTTTTGTTTGAATTAGACTATGATGGAAATGGGACGAGTTCTCTTTCAAAAACTATAGGATTTGAAATCATAAAGAAAGTAGAAGTTAGAGTCGGAAATCAGATATGGCAGACGTTAACAGGGGAAGACATCTTTGCGAGGAACGTAACAGAAAATTTTTCATCCGCGGATGAAATTTTTGAAACTGCTTGTAGCGTTCAAGGACCTAATCTTGATACCTCGGCGGGCTCTGGGCAGTCTCATGTTTCTAATTATAGTCTTGTGGCTGGAAAATATAGTATATCTGGATCTATAGATTTAAAACTTTTCTGTGGATCAGGAGATAAATTAAACACTTTTATACAAAATGCAGCTCCAAACAATGACATTATCGTAAAAATTTTTTATAATACATTACGTTCTAATGTATCTTTTACAAATATCGCCGATACCCTAAATTTAAAAAATCCAAAATTGATAATAAAGAAACACCACTTCACAGAGCCCGAAAAGAATTATATATCAAAAAATATAATTAATAGTGTAATTAATACATCCCAGAGTGTAGCAGTGAATCTTGATTCTAATATAACAAATTCAACAAATTTTCTGGAAAAAACACTTAATATATCCAAAATTAACGATTTTTCTATTAATGCATCTCATTTACTTATAACTGCGCTCGTTACACCATATGGACAAGGAACTGATTCAGAGGCTACCTCTGCGGCGGCACATGCTGTTTATTCTAAAGCACTTGGCGGACCAAGAAATACAAGTATAAAAGTTGGAATTCATGATTTTGTAAAATACATTGAATTATTTATTAATGGTTCTAGTGTTACTGGAAAATTATCATCTTCTTATTTAAAATCTAACGCAAAGAAATTAATCGGTTTGAACTGTATTAGTGAGTTCCCAATTTATTGCATTCCATTAGCTTCTGAAAAATTTGGGACAGATTCTTTGGTACTTTCTAAACTATCTAATAAGAAACTTGTAATAACATATGATGAAGCTATGTTAGGCGGCACAAACAATAATAATAGTACTATATTTAATATTACCGCAGTAGGTACTAATATTGTAACTTATGTTGGAGGTGAATGTAGTCAACAGATTGCAAATTAATTTCTTTAAATCAAAAAAAAATAATAAATTAAATTAATTTAATTTTTAATAAATTAATTTAGAAATTAATTTCTTTTCTATATAATAAATAAATGACTGGACAAGGAGCAATGGCACCCATCGCTGGACACACCGGAACTGGACATCAGGCGCAGCGCACTGCTGTTGACCTAGTTGACTCCGATGGCGTCGACATTGTCACCGACTTCCACCCCGATTCGGAGACATCGCGCACTCTTCTATATGGCTCGAACTTTGTAGAGATTCAGCCCTCGACCACTGGCTCGTCGCCGGGTTCGTCCCAGACATTCACCTTCAGTAACGACGTTGATGCTATCGGCGACATGTACGTCCGTGTTCAGGTTGGTGTGACGATGGATGCCACAGGCGCGCTCCACAAGGAGCTACCAGCTCTTGCTCTTGCTCGTCTAATTGACCGCGCCGAGATTATGGTCGGTAATTCCACATGGCAGACCATGGAGAACGCGGATATCATTGCTATGGCGGCTACTCAGCTATCGAATGGTGCCTACGGTATTCTCGACGCCCAGGCCCGCGGTAAACAGGTCGTCGATGCAGCACTCGTTGACATGAACGACCCGACCGCGATCGGCACCTCGATTCGTACTCTAGTATGCTGGTTCCCACTTTACTCTTTCACTAATGGCGGCCCCGCGCGCGCCCATCTTGTTGCGGGTGCCCCCCACCAGTCTGTACGTGTTAAGCTTAGCTACGCGGACCAAGCCTCTATTCCAAACAGCGCCCTCTCTGATCTTCAGGTTCAGCTATGGAATCGTCAGCACATCATGACCAATGCTGAGCGCGAACAGATTCGTAATAACACTGTTGCTAAAACCATTCACCTTACTCAGCACGCCGAACACAGCGATACCGCTGGCCCCAACAAGTCCGTTACAGTTGAGCTTGACTCTTTCTCGCTACTCGCATCGCATCTTATTATTACTTCGGAGGCGGCCGATGATTCGGCTGGAACATCACAAAGTTTCCTCAAGAGCGCAGAGCTCCTACTCAATACTTCCACTCACTCTGGAGTTCTCCCGGGTACATTCATGCAGGGCTCTGCTGCATCCAGCATGGGTCTTGAGGTCAACAATGTCGACGGTGTCAAGGTCAATGGTGTTCGCCGCGACTTCTATGTTTTCCCAATTGCTTCGACACCATATGGCGCGGACGGTTGCCCAATGAACCGCTTCGACACCATTCGTCTTAAGCTTGTCTTTGGGCAGTTCGCCGGTAAGGTGCATGTAACATGTGTAGGTACTACAACCGCGGTCTACAAGAACCAAGCCGCTTCGGTTCTCTACTTCTCGTAAATTAATAACTAATAACTAATAATTTAAATGTATTAGAATTAAAAATAATAAATTAATTTATTTGTCAATTTATTATTTTTTTTTTAATTTTTTTTTGATTTAAACCTTAATAGCAGATGCTACTGGAAGCGGAGGCTTGTCTTCCATTGACTTTTTCATGTCTGAGTATCCAGGTGTAGATAGATAATGGACTGGATTAATATCTAAAAGTTCAGACTTCGGTTCTATTATACTTGTGTCCATTGGGTTTACATAATTTACTTTTCTGGAATTATATAGAGAAGTATCTTCAAAATGACCTGTTATATTATCATTTTCCTTAACTAATCCAGTTTTAAAAACCGCTGCGTATTCACCGTTTCTCAAACCTTGTTCATTAACTGGTTTAGATACCAAATAATTCTTAGAAACCATAAAATATAAACCTACAGCAGTTAAAATAACTATTAAAAATATAACTTTAATGTCGTACATTTATTATATTTATAATATATTTTTTTAAATTTTTTTAAATACATCTAATTTAAATACATCTAATAAATTTCCATTTGATTTCATTACATATATTTTTCCATATCTCTTCTTGTTCAAATAGCTTTTCCCTGCTTTTAAGAAGAGGGAAATATAGTAAATATTCTTCCATGTTTAATATTTGAAAAAATTTATATAAAGTATAAGAATAACTTAAAAAATTCTTTCTATTTTTTGGACAATGTTTTTCAAATGGTTCTTGTATTTCATTGAACATGCTAATTAATGTTTTCTCTAATTCAATTGATATTATCAATTGTCTGTTTCCGGATAGTTTATGAATTATATTTGGTATGTGTTCATAGTATTTATTTAATTTCAATTTTTTAAGATATTCTTTAATTTTTTCATATGATATTAATTTTTTATCATGAATTCTCTCTTTTTTAATTTCTGAAAATAATAAATTTATCACATCGTTTGGTATAGTTGTACCTTCTCTTCCTTGAATTTGATTTATCCACTCTTTGAAATGATTTGATCTTTTATAACTAAATGGTTTAATAAAATCATAAGTTTCAAAAGCATTCCACGCTGGTGTCGTAGATAAGTTTAATTTTTCTGTATTACCGCAAGTATAACAAATAGTTAATCCTTCTGATACCGAATTTATAGTATTTGATTCACAATTATTACAAATAAAAGAATTACATTTTTTGTAGTTCTTTTTTACACCGTGACATTTTTCCATATATTTCTGATAAGTGGTCCCCTTATTCGTTTCAGAGTCTATAGAAATAAATTTATGTATTCCTTCTTCTTTTTCTTCTGATATAAATTTTTCTATAGATTCTTCTTCTTTAAGAAAATCCATTAGATTAAAAAGATAATCGTTTAAATCTATTTTCTTTTCTATATTACATATTTTTTCTCGAAGATCGCCTTTTAAATGATAATTTTTACATTTTTCAAGTTTTTTACAATATTCTGGTAATTTATCAATTTCTTGAGTTAATTGTTTTATTTTAGTATCGTGTTTTTCTAAAATACTTGATCTAGTATCAGAGTGTACAATTTTTTTTGATATTTTAAAGTTGCTCATAATATATATTAACTTCTATTCTTTTAAACAAATTAATTAAAAATTAATTTAAAAATAATTTTTAATTAATTAAAAATGTTTATAACATTTAATTTGTTATTAACAATAAAATGTATAAGAAATATACTAAAGATAAGAAATGTAAAATACACTAGCGGTTTGAATAAAGAAAGTTTACTTTTAATTTTAAACACAAATCAACGCACTAGAGTAATTCAGCGAAAATTTAGAGAAAAAATTAAAGAACAAAAAGAATGTCCAGTGTCTCATGAACTATTGATATATCCATTTGTTTCATATAAGATTAATAATAAATTTTTCTATTATGATTTTAAAACAATAATAGATTATTTCAATAAAACAAGAGACTTTAGAGATCCTCTTACCAGATGTTTTATTTCAGATGATAATATAGAAGCTATAAACAAACTTATAAGATATTATTATGGTAAAAATACGAATAAAGTTATAATATCTGATACTATGGTTAAGAATGTAGAATTGAATATTATAACTTTTTGTCTAAACGATTTAGTTTCTGAAATAAATATAAATTATAAAATAGATACAGAAGATCTATATAATAATTTTCTACCAAGAATAATATATTATGTTCATAAACTTAAAAAAAATCATGCTCTCAGAGATTCTTACATAATAATTAATGCTTTCAGAGAAAATATAAAAGAAGATATAGTTAATATTCAACCAATACTTGAATACATCGATTTATCTCTTCTATTTGATATATGAATATTACCTTTTTTAAGCTATATAAAGAAATTTTGTATTTAAAGAACATATAAACAATGGTATATTGTTTAACATGCGATCCAAAATCTAAATATGATCATTGTATATGCAACGACGTGATTAGAAATTTTGAAGAAACTTATGAATACATTAAAGTATCTCCATGTGAACGTTACGATGTAATAAAAAACTGGGCAATTTCAACTATAACTATATGTGCAAAATTTAATGCGGCGATTGATACTACATTATATTTACAAAACTATGAAATAAAAGAAACAGCGAATAAGTTTTACAATTGTATTAATATTTACATAAGTGTTAAATATCAGAATAAATCTAGAGTTTCTGCTAAAATTTTTACAAATGGTAATATTCAATTGGCAGGTGTAACAAATGTTAAAGCAGCTACATATGCATTAAGAAAAATTTTTAAAAGGCTGTTAACTCTAGGAGCTTTTATTGGAGATGCTTACATTTCTGATATAAGAATATGTATGATTAATTCTGATTTTAAGATAGGTAAAAATATCAAACAGACTGAATTTTGTTTTATTTTAGACAAGTGCGTAGAATCTAACGATTCTAACATTCTGAGATATTCTTTTAATTCTTCCAAATATCCAGGAATAAATATAAAATTTTTACATGATAACTCGCAGACAACGTGTTCTATCTTTCGCCCAGGAAGTATAATGATTACGGGAGGAAACAACGTTAAAAACTACAAGACCATAATAGAGAACGTTTGTGATTTATTGAAAAATAATTATCAACTGTTATATTAAATGTTAACATTTGATAATAAAATTAAAGATATAAAAATAATCCTTTCGAGGGCCACTAAATTTTATTCAAGAATACCATTAGAAGAATCTATTAAAATAGTAAGCTTAGTTTATTTAATTAGATACTTTGATATTATTAAGGAAGAAAAAAGTAAAAATCTAAATGAAATATTTAAAGCTTGTACCTTTTTAGCTTATAAATTTTTACTGGATTCTGAATTAATAAATAATTTTAATATTTACGAAGAAGAAATATGTAAAAAAATTAACTGGAATCTTTTTGTAGACTTCGAAACTTATAATAAGTATTCTCACTTATTATCTTCTTCTATGGTCTCTAAAGATTCGATGTGTTCTTGAATCTTTTCTTCTATTGTAACTCCGCTTGGCCCTATATCTTGTAAGACAACTTCATTTGTTTCCATTTCTTGAGTTCTTTGTTCTAATTTTTCGTCTATTTTAGAAATGCTATTAAATATTTTAAATAAGCCATATGCTAACAAAATAGTAATAAAAATTATAATGTAACTATAAGTGTTGTCAGATGTATAAACAACTTTCGCCATTATAATTGTTTGCATTATAAATATTTCAGTTTTATAACGTAAATTTATTCTGGATCATCAATGTCATTGTCATCACTTGGAATATCAATACCCTTTAGAAATGTTGTTCTTTTAAGAACTATTCCAGAATTTCGAGGGTAGTCGTGTGTACCAGATGCTACAATCTTAATATTATTATTAATAAATATAGCTCCATAAAAATCTTTTGTAAACTGTTCACGCGGCAAATTATTTTCGCGACAATGTTCATTAAACGCTTGCTGGAATATCTTCATTGGAACATATAGCTTCTTATCAAATACTACCTTTCCAGACTTCAAGAAATTTACAAGAGTATTAGTGGTTTGTTCCATCTCTTCCTTATTTTCATGAAAGTATTTTGGAAGTATATTCCAGATACCCTTCTTTCCGTGAATGCTAATAGCATGGTAATAACCAGAAATACAAAGCTTCATGATAATAGGCATTTCATCCTTAAGCTTTCTGTCCAGTTCGGTATCCGTGTTTACTACCTTTTTCCAGAAGTTAACAACCGCCGTTCTACGCGATACACTTTCAGAGTTATTTTTGTATCTCATAATTTTGTTTCCTCCCATGGTGATGTGTAATTTCCATTCAATTGTTTCGTCGCTCTTATACTTTTCTGCATATGTGTTTCGTCCTCCTTCTACAAGAAGCTGCCAATCTGTCTGTTCCATCTTAAAGTTTTCAGAGATTTCGGGTGCAAGTACCATCATCTTATTTGCATGTGGTTTAATACCATATTTAGTATCGATGTTATTCGAAATTATACCAACGTCTTCCTCGTCATACCATGTCTGAAGAATATTCATAAGAATTGTACTTTTTCCTGCACCAGCTTGTCCAAGAAGATACAAAAGAACCTGCCATTTATCTAGATCTCCAATTTTAAAAGCTTTACGACCCATAAAAATACAAAGCCATTGTTGAACTTCTTCTGATAGCTCTTGATAATCAAGAAGACTTTTGAACGTTGGACAATGATCCATTATCTTAAACCATTCGTCCTTTGAATACTGAGGAAATTCTGTAAAATCAGAGTCATGATATTTAGCTGCTACTGAATAGTTATTTATATATGGATGAGAAGTTCCGTATGGAACGAATATGTCTGTATAACAAGATGGTTCACCTTCTTCTGCGATGTTATACATAGTGATGTAATTACCATTTTTAAATGCAAATAGGTAACGATCTTTTTCAAGACACGGAAGTTCTGGTCCTATATATTCCGTAAAATACTTTTCAGTATTGTTAATATTACTCGAACCATTTGCAGTGGCATTTTTCCACTGATTATAGTTGATTTTATGATCTGTTTTTTGATAAATGTATTCTTTAAGACTACATTGTTTTTTCCATGCATGTGTATTATTTCCATTTTTAATAATTGGTTTGTAAAGATTCAAACCATTTCTAGTGAACCCTTCTTCTGAAAAAAGTTCAAAGAAATACAAAAGAAGACTTTGATAAGACGTCTTTGGCGAATCGTCTGTAAATCGCGCATATTTAAACAAAACACCTGGGTCCTCATTTAGTAATGGATTATGGCTAGGTTCATTTGTTTTATTTAGAAGTGCTACATCTCTTACTAGACGTTCACTATAAAAAATAACTTCATAAATTCTGTCCCATTCAACTTTGGTTTCTTCATAACATTCCAATTTTTTAAAACTTTCATATACATGAGTGGCCTCATAAATAGCTTTTTCAAGAGCCATTTGAAGAATTCCCATATCTAATGTTTTTGTATTTATTATTTCAAAATTTTTACACGTTTGTTCAATTATATCACCTTCGGAATCAATTGTCCATTTATTTGATAAAGTCTCGAAGTATTCTATCAATTTATCTTCGTCACAATTTTTAATTTTTTCTTTTAATTCAATACTCCATTCGGTGTTCTTATCGTAAATAGACATTATACTCTATAATAAAATATTTTTTTAAATAAATTTATTTTATGCTATTTTTATGCATAATGTTTCATCCATTTTTCTTTATTGTAATAATATTCACATGACGGTTTTTTATTAGGGAAATTGTGCTTTTTGTAAGGAGATTTTCTAATGCATAATAATACTTCTATATATCTTAAAATATATGATATAAATTTAAATATAATTTTCATATATTATAATATTTAGATTTAAATACGTTATTTGTTAGTAAAAAAATATATATCATGATATAATAATGAGAACATATCTTGTTTTTCATCAAAATGGAGAGGTCTCCGAGAGACTATGTAATTGTAAATATTTTGAAATTTCAAAATTTATTAACTTTGAAAATTTTATGACATATGATGGTTATGTAATATTGTACAATAAAAATGAAGAATATAATATTACAAATTTTAAATTCACCAAAGATAAATATAAAGGAGAAATTGGTTTAGTTAAAATAGATAAAAATAACAAAGTTGTAGATCTAAATATTGTATATTATTACGAATCTATTTTAAAACAAAAGGTAGATCAAAATGATTTATATTATAGTTCAGACGAGGAAACTCATGAATATAACTTTACTTAGATTTAAGAACTTTCTTTTCTTCCTTTTCTCTATTTTCTACATAGATGTAATTATATAGAGTCTTTGCAACTTCTTCTGGATCTTTTGATTGTGTCTTTTTAATCTCTTCTGAGAAAAATTTCAAAATTCTATCGTAGATGTCGCCTTTTGTAATTGTTTTTGTAGTATTAGAACTTTTAACTTCAAAACTTGCATCGTCTGTATTACAAGCGTCTAATTCATTAGAATTCATAAAACTTAGAACGTCTGTCTCTTTTTCTTGCTTAAGCTTAGTCAATTCTTTAATTTTATCTTGAAGGGGTTTTATCTGTTTCTTAACCTTTTTAATCTCTGAATCTATTGCACTAAATTTTTCTACATCGGATTTGAAGAATTGAATTTCAGTATCACTGACGTTTAACATATTACAAAATATATAGAAAATCTTTTTAAATTATTTTATATGAAGATAATAAACTATTGTTATTAATAAAAATATCACTAAAAGTAAATAACATTTAATTTGAAAAATAATTCCATTGATTGTTTTTTTAGAATCTTCGTCTAAAAGCGTAGATAGCATCGTTAATATTAATTAAATATTTTTAATCAGAAGAATAACCTACATCAAAATCTTCTTCTATTTCTTCTTCTGAAATAACTTCTTCTACATCAAGTGTATAATTTTCATCATCTGTTTTTTCTGAATCGCTATTTTCAGAATCTGTATCTTCTTCCGAAATGATTATATATTCAAAATTCTTTTTAGATTTACGACTTTTCATTTTTTTTGTTTTTATATTATCTGGTAAATCTACAAGAACAATTGGATACACCGATTTCATTTGTATTTGTTTATCTGGATAACCATTTAGTCTTTTTTTAAGAGACGATAATTTTTCTTGTGGTATATATCTATAACCACATACATTCAAAAGATAAACGATGTTTCCAGAATAGTTTTCATTTATTCCAAATTTTTCGCACATGTTTATATAATCAAATAATTCCTTTTTATAGTCTCTACTTCTTGATATTGACGGTATTGACGGTATTGACGGTATTG